GGCCTACTAGAGCTCAGCCGACCAGTAGCAGTGGTGGTCTGGTTAAAGTTCGCATGGAGCAGACCGCTTGGCCGGGTGTGATTAGCAATGCCTTTCACAAACGAATTGAGATAAGTATTGAGAGCGTTTAGCCGGGAGTATTTGGTCAGGAAGTTAATCGCTCGAGTGTTATTCTTACGCTCGGCTTGTACCAACAAACGCTGAATAGTCATTTTATCGCCCCGGAACCCATTAGCCGTAGCATCAGCTGGACCCTCGGGGATCAGCCCCAGACCCGCCTTTTTAGTGGTCGGTCTGTAGACCGCCCCAGAGCCCTCGCACATCTTACACGCTGGCTGGCGCTTGTATGGGTCTCCCTTCTTAGTGACCCTGTGCTGCTTGCCTGAGCCTGAGCAGAGATCACAGCGCTCTGCGATAGTCCTGTAAGCCAGCTGCATATTGCTTTTGACATGGAATACCCACTCACTGTCAGACATCCGGGGAGGATATGTGGGACGGCCATCTGGGCCTAGCCCAATGTTAAACGCCTTGATGAAAGCTTTCTTATTGTAGTCACTTTTGAACTCGTACCCATAGATCAGCCGGGTCATATCCTGCCCAGAAGAGAGATTAGTGACTGTGTCCCCCATCACCTCAATGGTCTCTTTTTCCAGCTCATTTTTGATTTCTTCTCGCTCATTCTCAAATAAAACACGCACTTGCGAGAGCGAGTCCAGGTCGATACAAATACCGTTACGTTCGATCTCAATAAGAAACCAAGTCATTTCGTTCATCAGCTCAAAGGTGGGCCACAGCCCACTGTTGTGCTCTTCTTTGAGGTCTGCAATTTGGGCTAGGTATATTTCAGCGCAACTGATCACATCCGCCGCTGCATACTCCAAGACTATTTCTAGGGGCATCCGCTCAAAACCTACGCCCTGCGCGAACATCTCATCGATAAGCTCAGATTTTTTCCTAGTGACATCACGCCGCTCAGCTGTAGCTTTGAGGCTCTTGCTCTGCTGTATGCCCCGCGCAAAAATATACTCTCCTATCATTGTGCAATGCAGTTTCGCTGGCAGCACAAAGTCCATCTCGACCAGCCAAGTCACATCAAATTTTGTGTTGTGGCACACAACTAAATCAGCCCTTAGTAAATCATTTTGGAAAGGCTCTCGGCTATCTGGATGGGGCTGATCATTGTGATACCAGACGCTGTTTTTAACAGGCCCGAGGGTGTTACCGTCCTCAATCATAAGCCACGCAGCCAACACGCAAGCATTCTCCTCATGCATGGCAGAGGGGTCCATGATTTCACCTAGCTGTGATACAGTGGTTTCTAAATCTAGCACACATACAATCATGCCTCGTACCTCGCTATATCCGCATCGAGGCTGCAGACAACTTGCCCATGCCACCCGGTCAGTTTGTTCTTTGAAACAGTGAGTGTCCGCATAGGATCGAGCGGAGTGCCCGATTTAGAAATACCAATGATGAAGTCAGCTTCAGCTGCCTTACCAATCTTGGAGCCTTCCATGTGGGTGTAGTCAAGATAGCTTACATTTGTGGCTGAATTTGATGCTTGCGAGACGCCTATTAAAGCACAATCGTAGCGCTTTGCTGTCTCTCTTAATCTGCGATAGAGCTCTTTAAGGCGCTCATGTGAAGCAGCGAATGTGCCACCGATCTGAACCTTGTCCGCCTGATCCACCCAGACCACGGCAGGTTTCTCTTTTTTGATGTAGCGCTCGATCATGGTAAGATCCCAATCTTGCGCTCCTCGAGCCTCAAAGAGGCCTTTAGTGTGGGCGTGAAAGGCCGCGTCTGCAGCTGGCACATCCAGAAGCACGGTAGCTTCATTTATGCCTAGAGCACTTTGATACGCTCGCTGCCATGTACGTTTGATAGCTTCTTCATTTCCAAGGACCAGTACCTTATGGCCATTATCCACAAACCCGCCGGGGCCCACTGAAAGCGACACAACGAAAGAAGTCTTACCCGTTTCGGGAACAGCAAAAACGACACCAAATTCCTGCCTTCCCACACCGGGTAAATGCTTTGCGAGGGTATGAATATTGAACGGGATGACTGCGCCATTAATTTTCTCAGCAAAAACATCCCACGCTCTTGAAGATTCTTTAGGACCAAACTCGTCCTCGTAATAGCCCTCTAGGCCAAGCTCGGCTAAATCCAATACCTCAGACAATGCGCTGGAATTGCCTTCGGCAATCTCAAGCCCTTTGTTTGCAATCTTCTTACCGAGATCTCGCATATGCAACAGCTTAATGGTATCGGCCACCATTGCTGGATTGAGCTCATCAGCGTAGCTGATTGAGCGGATCAAGTTCTCGGCTTCTTCAGTAAAAGCCCGGGTGGCAACTGGGTGCTGCACTTTCCACAACATTATCAGCTCAGCTGTGGTTATGTTTGTTTCGTATTTCTCATGCGCTTTTTTCAGTATGCGATAGAGCGTTTTCAGTTCATCTCCAAAAAGAGATTCGTTGAGCTTACTTGCGTTCTCCATGTAAAATTCATGGTTACACAGGCTCCGTACAATCGATAAATCCAAGCTTTTACCCCTACAGTGTGAGCTACTAAGGTAGCTTTCTTAACACAGTGAGGCGGAATCAAAAAGCCCCCGCTGTAGGGCGAGGGCTTTTTATTTTAGTTGTTAATAATTTAAGAGGTTCGTATTTTGAGCTTCCGCAAGTCTGGGCGCTGATCCCCGCGCCTTTCTTTGATGTCGCACTGGAAGTAGGTAACCCTGTTGTTACCTCTCACAAGCTCTTCCATTGCGTCCTGTAGGCGCTTTTGCTCTTCGGCAGCGTCCATAAATCCATTGGGCAGATCATAATCTACCAGTATTAATCCGCGAGCTTTCAAGTTTATATTCCTGTATTTCTGCGATAACTATCGCCATTAATTTTACCGCTTATAGTAGCGGGATTAATATTACAAATACATTGGAGTGGGCGGTGCTGCTGGTCCGTTAGCCCAGACAGTTGTTGCGCCCGATGCTGCTACAGAGGGTGTGCTAAGCGTGGCAGATGCTCGCATCTTCTGCATCTGTTTATTAGCGTTTGATCCTGACTTCTCACCACACATCGTATAAACTACGTTTCGTTTCTCCAAAGGAAAAGGGGACGGGGGAGTTCCCGTGTAATTCGATATTTCTTTTATATCGTTAGACCGTTGCATATTTTGTCACCCCCAACCTCTCGTCTGTGTCGTTGCGAGAGCCGATTAATTACACAGCCAACGCTGTCTTGAGTTGTTCTTCATTAAGATACTTCAGATCTTCAGATAGATAACGCACTCTAGTCTTCACTCTTGATTCTAGCTGACTTGCCAAATCTACACTCTTTCTTGATGCGTCCTGATCTAGTGCCACTACAACTTCCTCATACCGCGCTAACTGATGTACTGTTACAGGTGGTAGACTAGTTCCTAGTAAAGCGCAACCAGAACAAAAGGGCAACCTGCTCACAGAGCAAGCTGACGCTATGTCCTCTACAATCACAGCGATAGTGCCGTTACCAACAATGGAGGGCTTGTCCATAATGCCGTACTCTAGCCACTTCGGCTTGTCAGGGCCCAAGGCCCTGCCTACAGCAGCGAATTTATCATTGGGTAGGGAGAATAAAACCCGGTCAACTGCCGGGGCATATCGAATATGTACTAGCCCACTTTCATGGGCCTCATAGCAATGGTTGTCTTTTAAATATTTGATCACCGCCGGGTGCCCACTTGGCGCAGATAGTACCCTCGGTAAACCTCTACTGTTTTGTGATATTGATACCATCTTATCTCCCCCCAGCTTCGCTTTTATGGCCTTAGTGGAATAACCTACAGACTTGATACCTTTGACACCACAGCTGGCTCTAAAACAGCCCCAGAGGCGCTTACCGTCAGTCCTAGTAATAGAGAAGGTTTTGCTGCCCCCGCAAAAGGGGCAGTCAATGCGTTTCGTTTCGTTCTCTCGGAGCTCAATTGGCTCCAAAAGGCTAAGTTGATCACGGTAGCTATACATGTAGTTATTTTACCTCTCTTGCTACCTCTACAATGGTAATAGTACCATAACATGCCCTATTTTTGAGGCTAAGTCATTGATGACAAACGATAAATCATTTACCTGAAGGTCGTAGGTTCAAATCCTACTCCCGCAACCAAGTGTTTAATATCAATGGGTTACGGCCCTCTACATGAGAATAGCTGCCTTCTCATGTAGATCTACATTCTACATTTCTCTACATGCTTACTACTTTAGGTGAGTTTTTAGCTATAAGCATAGTGTTACCTTAAGAGTGTTGTGATTCGTTTTGCAGTGTCTCTTGTGCCCACGCCATAGCGGTGCAGATATCGTCCCACTGTTCATCATGCATTTCATCCCCCTCGGGTATGCAATCTTCACGGTATCCTTGCAGCGCATCCCAGATCGTCTCAAGCCAACTTTCTGTGTTAGATTTTGTAAGCTCAGCCATCAGCTTGCTCCTGCAAGTGAATGATTTTTAGCATGGCGTCCTCAAGTTTACTAAATTCGCCATGTGTTGAATTTATAAAATCATCAGGTAAAGTCTGGTGTTGAACGGCAACATATGATGTTGCTCCACCATAGGTTCCCCC